ACTGGGGGTAAAATAGCTGGCGCTCTTGGTGCAACTCAGGAAAGTGGAGGGCGCGCGTTTGGCGCACTGATGGACGCTACCAGTACAGGTAGTGAGAAGAAGCCTCTGTCTGATGTAGTCTGGGAAGGTCTCAAAGGTGTCAAGTCAGGATATGAAGCAGGCTTAGGAGCTACTTCAGCGTCACAGGAATTTACAAAGCGCGCCCCTGAAGAGACACTGAGTGGAGCTAACCCTGTACAGCGTGGGATGCTAGGTCTTGGTCTTGATGTAGTAACTGATCCAACCAATCTAGTTCCAGAGAAGTATCTTGCGGCTGGAGCAGGCGCACTCATTGGTGCGACTCCTGAGATGGCGCAGACTGCTTGGCTTCCTCCGAACCTCTGGAAGCGCGCACGAGGGGTCGAAGGTTTCTCGCACAGTCTGAATTACCCCCACCATGAAGATCTAGTCCTCAATAAAGGATTTGGTACTACGTCCTCTGGAGATGTGCTAGGCCGATTTGGTCATGCAGGATACTACACTCCAAAGGAAGCCAAACAGGCTCGTCAGGCAGGTAAGCCACCAACAGGACAATCGAATAAGAGTTATCTTGGTGGTACTCATATACCAGTTGATTTCCCAGAAACTACAAAGATTCTGGATGTTCGAGGCGCGCCCGTTCCGAAGGAAGATTTCGATGTAATTATCAAATCGCTAGATCCTGTTGAGGATAAGGATTACATCAAGACTCTTACGAAAGCATTCAACGACCAACGACACTACGCCGAGGGTCCTAGTGCGGTAACACATGCGGCCGTCAGGTCTGGTCAGGCTACACCGGAACAACTTGGGGCATACTACCAAAAGCTCAAGATGGACCCTGTAGCAACAGACGCCATCGATCGCTTGAATGGACTACTGAGTTATCCTCAGGACTTCGGTCCTCATGTCAAGGTCAAGGGTTCTCGTGGTCAAGCACTGAGTAGTACAGGCGAGAAGCGATATGGCTCAGCCGCGCTCAATCAACCCAGCGTGACAGGCGAGTTCGGTGGAATACACTATACAGATTATGTAGTTGGTACTCCCCAAGATACTAAGTCAGGGTCGATGGCCTTCGACCCAAGACAGACTTTATTCGCACCTGTAGGATCACAGAAGAATCGACTGACGACTCCTTGGAAGCAAGGTAAGATTGCTCCAGCCGGGATGCCAAAGGAAGGTGGTGGGACTTTTAAGGGAGTATTTCCATCGGATGCTCCCGGTGGAGTGTCAGCTCCAACTCCTGGTAATGTTGCTGGTCCTGCTGTAGTTCAACCTCCTCCAGTTCCTCCACCCTCTCAAGTATCTGCAGCTGAGTCGTGGGCGGCTGCAAATATGAATGAGGTTCCTACTGCGAAGAAACCTCCAAAGTCCTGGGAGGGCGCGCCCACATACAAGGGTAAGGTTATCTCGATAACCGAGCAAGGAACTCTCAAGGAGCTTGCGGCTGCGGGACGTGACCTCACCAAAACCGAGCAGGCTAAGCTTGCTGCAGTCAAGCAGTGGGAGTCTGGTCGTCCTGCCGATGTTCCAGTTCCTACGAGCCAAGCTCCAGCAGGTCCGGCATCACAGACCTGGGCGGATATGTCTGATGCTGAGAAGTTACAACTCTCGCAGACAGACCCACAGAAATATCTTCAAATGTCGGAAGCTGCTATAGCAGAGCAGCCTCATGTCTATCAGGGAGTGACAACTTCCGCGACGGATGTAAATCGTCCAGCTACGATGCAACAGCATATAGCGGACTTGGATAACATCTTTGAGGAGGCTGGAGTCAAGCTTCCATACGAATTGAAAGAGGTCACGCCTGGCACAACTCCAGAGGAACTGCACCTCGCTGCAATAGAATACCTTGGGTCAGCAAGTCATTACGAAGCAGCCGAGGAAGTCCAAAAGCTCTGGGACATGAAGCTCAAGGGAGATACAGTTGATTCTCCACCGACTCCTACTGGTGCAGCTTTCGGTGACGTTGAAGCACCGGATATTGGTAAGATCGACGTATTCAATGCAACAACTGGTAAGACTGTTGGAACATTTAATTCCCAGGCTGAGGTGGATGAATTTCTTTCCGTCCATCCCAGGGCCAGTGAATTAGATTGGGCGCCCCACGATCCATCGTTTGAGGCTCATGCGGCGATAGCAGAACCAACGGTCGAAGCTCCTGTCGATTATGACGCACAGTATAAAGGATTCGTAGATCTATTCCACGATACTAACGCTGATCCTGAAGATGTCATGATGGCATGGAAGGATCTGCATCCTGCATTGAAGTCTAAACTCGCGTATGAAGATGCTGATTTGTTCCAGACCATCAGTAAGATGGAGGAAGCAGGAACACCTGAAGATATAGATCTTGGCACGATAGATTTCGATACGTTCGTGGGTGGTGCTACAAGACAGGCACCTGTCGCGAAGCCAAAGCTCGTCAAGGCTCCAGGACCTGTCGCAGCTCCAGCAGAACTTCCATCAGCTCTTCCCAAAGGTTTTGAGGGATTTGAAAATGTCCCTCTACCTAAGGCTCTTGATCCTCTTGGCAAGGAATCGATCAAGTCATTAGATACTCACGGCAGTTTAGATTATCTGAAGAATACCTATCCAGAGATTGCAGAGAACTTTGCCAAGCACAGTGGGACGGAGATGGGTAGCATCGAGTCCCACACAAAGGATGTGCTCAAGCAATGGAAGACCCAGCTAACTTCGGAGGAATTTGCAGACATCTCTAATCGCTCAGGGATGGATGTAGAAGCTATAATGAATCTTGCGCTCCCTCTACATGACATCGGGAAGCCGCAAGCTATAGCTAGCGGTGACAAGACTCTGCAGCACTCATTCACTACTCCTATTATAGAGGACATTCTACAGAAGGAAGGTTTTGATCAGAGAGACATCGATCTTGCTACAGAGCTTTTCAATCATGACATGATTGGCTCGCTTCTCCAAGGATCGAGCAAACTTACGCCGCAACAAGTAGCTGATGAACTTGTGAAAAAGGCCGACAAGGTCGGCATGGACCCTTCCGACTTTGCTAAGTTACAGCTCGCGTTCTTCCAGGCAGACGCTTCGTCATACCCGTTCGTCACGCAATACATGAAGCAACAGCCGAATGGTGGCTGGATATCAGGTAGTCCTAAAGTTAAACCTATTGAGGATTTGATTCAAGGTCCTACTGGTATTAAGAGTGCGGCGCCCACTGGTGCTGACACAGGATACCAGATCAAGGTAAAAGACGCCGAGGATATACTTGGTGGTACGAAGAACAAGGACATTTATACGAAGAACGGTCAGGACTATCTGTTCAAGGAAGCCAATCCAGCTTACTTCGCAGACCAGGAAGTTGCTGCAAACAAGGTTGCTAATCTGGCAGGCTTGCATCCCATCAAGATAGAAGTAACACAGATGGGTGGTAAGACAGGCACGATGCAGGCTGCGGTCGGAAACAACATGAATTGGCCGACCCTGAAGGAAGTTGACCCTAAGACGCTTACTGCTGAAGAGCTTAGAGACGTAATCAGAAATCATCCTGTAGACTGGCTCACGGGAAATATGGATGCTCACGGTGCGCAGTTCCTACGAACTCCCAACGGAATTGTCGGGATTGATCGAGGGCGCGCGTTCAAGAATTACGCCAGCAATAAGCTGCATCCAGATTACAACCCTACTGGCGGGGTGGGATACTACGACCAGATTTACAACGATATCGTAAAGCTCTATAAGAAGGGTGAGTTGCCTCAGCTAAGTGAGGCCGACATCAATGCTGCTATTAAGCAAACGACTTTTAAGATGTATCAGAACACTAACGCAATCAGTGCTGAGATAGCAGACGGATTGGAGCGTTCCGGTCAGGGCCATCTCAAGGGTCTTGCCAAGCAACGCTTCCTGGATCTAGAAAAAGATCTGTTGAAGTTCTGGACAGGTAAATGACGAATAACGCTGAAGACGAAATCCTCGCGCCTGAGCTGAAGCAAGCTCTTGACTCCTTGGTATTGCAGATAGATTCAAGGGACCAGTTCGCTCGCGACCGGATGATGAAAGTTCTCAAGCGTAACGAGTACTTCTGGGAAGGTCTGCAAAACATCTACTTCTCTGAGGTTGCGCACGACTGGAGATTTATCAGCAGCACCGAAGGGGATGATTATGATTACGCAGAAGAGGCGGACATCGAGAACAAAATCGTCAACGTCTACAAAGCCCACGGAGAAGTCATTATCTCTGCAATCTCACAGTCTCTGCCAGCAACTCGCTTTTATCCAAATGATGCAGACCAGGCTGAAGACATTTATACCGCTCAGGCTTACACACGCCTCGCTGAATTAATACGCAAACACAATAAAGCTCCGTTCCTCTTTATGAAGGCTATTGGCCTTCTATACAATCAGGGCGTCATAGCTGCATATACGTTCAACGACCAGAACAGCAAGTATGGTACAGAAACTGTTCAACATTTCCGTCAGGGAATGATCAAGAACAAGGTGGGATATTGCCCCGAATGTGGTGAGAACCTAGCTGTTCAGCCGATGAACACCGGGGAGCTTGCGGACCAACTCGGTGGAGCGCCCGTCGAAGAAATGCCCGTCCCTGAAGGTGCAGCAACGACGATCGAGAACAGCGCCTATCCGCAGGCAGAGGCTCCAGTAGAACCCCCTCCAGTAGAGACTGTGATGGAGCAAGATATGCCTGCGGAGATGGGAATGCCGATTGAGCCTCCTGTTCCTGAAGCGATGGGTCTGGAAGGCTTACCTGATGAGGCGATGATTCCTCCTCCTGAGGAAGATGTCCTGGCGCAGCCAGGAATGATGGAGCCTCCTCCACCGAACGCGGAGATTTGTCCGAACTGTGGGGCGAACGTAGCTCCTATGATTGAGACAGAAGAAGAGCCTACTCAAGAACTAGATTGGGAAGAGACTGTCGCGAAGTCACGGCAGATCATTGAACTATACGGAGCAACCAATGTCCAGATTTTCCCACGGGCGCGCACTCTGCAACAGTCGGGATATCTGATCCTGAACGATGAGCACGACGTCGCTGAGATGCAGGAGAAGTTCCCTCATATCGCTGACAAAATCGTGCCAACGGCGGATTCGGAAAGATACGACAGATGGGCGCGCGCCCCCTCTATTGTTCAGACGGATGATGATGCAGATGTTTGCACCTGTCGACAAATCTGGCTCAGGCCGTGGATGTTTAACAAGATTGGGAAGTCGGATGATGAGCGTGTGCTTGCGCTCAAGTCCCAGTTCCCCTCAGGTTTGAGAGCTATCTACATAAATGATGTCCTGGCCGAAGTTAACGACGAGGATATGGACGAGTATTGGACTGTGTCTGTTGATCCTATCCTGGATCGTGTCCACGGTCAGCCTTATGCTAATCCTCTCGTACCTATTCAAGAGATGACTAATGAAGTATTCCAGCTTACTGTCGAGACCATACGACACGGAATCCCTGAGACGTTCGTTGATTCTAGTGTCATCGACCTACAAAAATATAGATCGATGGAGGTTTCTCCTGGGAGTCTATATCCTGTCAAAGCACCGGTCGGAGGAAATATCTCGGCGGCTTTCTATACGAATCGTGCGGCTCTTCTTTCCAGAGAGCACAAAGAATTCCATGATGATCTACAGACCGCTGGTCAGTTTGTACTTGGAACTGTACCGTCCGTCTACGGAGGATCAATGCAAGGAGGCAGCGACACCGCCTCCGAATACTCCATGAGTCGGGCGCAAGCCCTTCAGAGATTGCAGATCATCTACAAGATGATTTCATTCTTCTGGTCCGATCTTGAGAGCAAAGCAGTCAAGTGCTATGCTAAGAACATGAAGACGGACGAGAAGATTGTAAAGTCACAGGGCAAGAACTCCTTCGTGAATGTATGGATTCGTAAGGCGGAGATGTCTGGTCAGGTTGGTCAGGTCGAGCCTGAACTTTCAGAGCAGTTTCCTCTAGCCTGGTCTCAGAAGCGCGACATCATTATGCGCCTTGTTGAACTGAATAACGAGGCTCTTAATGAGGCTCTGTTCCACCCTGAGAATCGACACACGGTCGCGGAGTTGATAGGTATTACGGAGCTGACTGTCCCAGGTGATTCGGATAGAAGCAAACAGCTATATGAGATTTACGAGTTGATCACTGGTCAGCCACAGCAGGTTGGGATGAATCCCATGGACGGTACGCCAATCCTACAGGCGACTGTTCCGGTGGAACAGGACATCGACCAGCACCAAGTTCACATCGCGGTACTCAAGGAATGGTGTGTATCAGAGATCGGGATGGATCAGAAGATGACCAATCCTGGTGGCTATATGAATGTTGTCGCCCATTTGCAGAATCATGTAGAGATGGAGCAGATGGAGATGATGAAGCAAATGATGATGCAAGGGGGCGCGCCGCCGCCTGAAGGTGGTCAGCCGCCCCAGTCAGGCTCGCCACCCAAAGCTAAGGATACTGAAAACATTCCAGCACCGAGAGGCATAGCAAATGTTCCTTAAAGATTTTCAGTTGTTGTACGACGACGCAGACGCACTAGGTGGTCCTACTGGATCTTCTGAATCTTCTGAAGGAAAGAGTGATCTAGAGATCCTTAACGAAGAGCCTGAGGCAGCAGAAGCCGAAGAGGAAGAGGCTGTCGCTGAGGAACCTGGAGAGGTCACCTTTGAAACTGAGGAAGAGGTCAAGGCCGAGGAAGAAGAAAAACCTAAGGTCGAGCCAGAACCAGATGATGCTGAAGTTCCAGAGGGTCAACTTAGATTTAAGGATATTAAGACCAAGTATCCGGCTATCTTCAAGGAATTTCCGAAGCTTGCTGAGTCGATACGCAATGACCGTGCGTATAGTGAGATATTTGCGACACCGGAAGATGCCCGAGATGCCGCGCAGCGCGCAACCTATTTCAATCGTCTGGAGAACACCATCATTGGTGGTTCTATCAAAGAGCTTCTAAATGACGTCGAGCAGAGCAATAAGGAGTCCTTCAAAGCGGTCGCGCGCGACTTCCTTCCCACCATCAAAGAGAAGTCGATGGAGCTTTACGCGGAACTTACGCTGCCAGCTGTCAATGATGTGCTACGGAGCGCCATCCGAGATGCAGCAGGAACTGAGAATACTAATCTCCGAAACGCCGCCCTACATATTGCAAAGTATCTTTACGGTAAGCCCGAGATTCCCGACCTTGAGCGAAAGCCGGAGGTGCCTAATGAGGCCGAAGAAAGGGTCAAATCCGAGCGTCAAGCCTTCTGGCAAGAGAAAGCCGCAGACTTCACAAACGAGTGCTACGGCGAAGGTCGTGAAGAAACGATCAAAGAAATCGCGAAGGGGATAGACAATGACAAGAGTTTAAGCCCCTTCCTCAAGAAGACGTTGAAGGATTCTATTTTTCAAGAGGTCGATCAACTTCTAGCTAAAGATACACGTCATCTTCGTCAGATGAACGCACTGTGGCGCAAAGCAGAATCGACTGGGTTTCCAAAAGAGACTCGCAAAGAAATCATAAACGCCTACTTGCGAGGGGCGAAAACTCTGATTCCTTCAGTCAGACAGAAGCTACGTGCCGAGGCAGGTCTACAAGTTAGTCATCCAACAAAAGCAATCACTGGTGCGCCGCAGGTCAAACGTACAAACATTCCGGCATCCGGACGAAGCGCGTCTAGTTCCGCCGCCAAAACTCCTTCGGCAAGAGATGTTAACTGGAACAAGACGAGCGACATGGATTTTCTGAATGGGAAGTACACACCGAAGCGGAGCGCCCGATAGGAGTTACCTGTCATGGCAATGGACGAAACACAGGTAGCTGCCACGGAACTTGAGAAGGTTCGGACCAAGATCCCTGTTCTTTTCGACAAGGAAGACACTTTCTATTCCACGATCGAGAAGGGCGAAGTCGAGTCGATCTCAGCGCGAGACATGAGAATCCCGCTGGAGATTCGGCCCGGTGGAAGGTTCGGACATTTCGATCCGGCAGGCGGCGACCTCGGACGCGGTGAAGGACCGACCTACGAGAAGGCGGTCATCAACACGGTTCACATGCGCCACGCGATTGAGTGGCACAAAAAGACCGAGTGGGCGACAGACAACGCACGTAAGGCAGTTGTCCAGTCGGTCAAGAAGCTCCTTGCCTCTGGCATGGTGGAGTTCCGACGTGCAGTTGACGCTCTGGCCGTATCCTCAGACGGTACAGGCGTGTTGGGCACTGTGGGCGTCGGGACACCTCCAGCGGGTGGCTACACCACTGCTGGTGGCAAGGACACTTTCGTCTGTGATACAGATGGCTACGGCGTCCGTTTGATGCGCTTCGGCCAGATGCTGTCACTCTACAACGCCACGCTTACCACGCGTCGTGCGTTCGCGGGCGGCGCAACGGTCAACGGCGAGGCGCCTATTGACCTGTACGACATTCCAACGAAGACCATCCGGGTCAATGGCGCGGCCACCACGCCAGTTGCGGGTGACAAGTTGGTCGTGTCGGGTCTGTCCACCACGCCTCCCGTTTCGATGTATGGTGTTCCTTACCATATCTCGAATGCGTCAACCGGCTCGTGGCTCGGACTTGACCGAGCTTTGTTTCCTGAGATTCGTGCGAATCGAGTGAATGCGAACGGGACTTCCTTGGCCCTTCCGTATGCAAGACTCGCCATGAATAAGATCGGAGACAGGCTCGGTCAGGATCATGGCACGAAGTCGACGGCGTGGATGCATCCCTGTCAGGTCCAGGCTTATGAAGAGATGGCCCAGTCGGTCATGCTCATCAACAAGAATCCTGGCAAGCAGGGTGTCGACTTGTACTTCGGTGAGGGTGACAACTTCCAGATCGCTGGAGTTCCCATCCGCAAGCACTACTCGTGGGACAAGAAGAGAATCGACTTCATTGTCACCTCGGTGTGGGGCAGAGCCGAAATGCATCCCGCAGGTTTCTACGAGGTCGATGGTCGGAAGATCTTCGAGATTCGTGGAACTTCGGGTGGCGTTGCGACATCGCAGATTTTCTACGTGGTAGGTTCCTTCAACCTCTACGTGACGAATCCCGCGGTGTGTTCCTACATCGACAACCTCGCTGTTCCGGCGGGCTACTAGAGGGGGTATTCCGGGGGAGGATGGGCGAGCCTCCCCCGGGTATTTTATATGATTGACAAACAAGCAGTACTACTTATAAACCACGACCTGATACTGAAGTGGGGCGCGCGCTATCGCCTCGTATGGGCGGATGACGAGCGAGAGATTCGAGTTAACGCAAATGGAATCTGGGACGAGTGGCCTAAGTATTCGTATCTCAAAGAGCGATTCGTCCTTGAGAAATACTTTGGCGAGGGACTCTTCAAGGTTCCAGATGAAATAAGAAACTGGAACGGGTGGGAGATCATTTGGGCTTTCAGACCACTTGAGAACCCCAACCTCGCAGTTTGCATGTTCATCGCAGATGCGCTAGAGAACGGGGTTAAGCAAAGTCTGACGGACCATTACGACGCTGACAAGAAGCAGTTCGATAAAGAGGTCGAAGAGGCCTACGACATTCTAGAGAACGAGTCACCTTACATTGCAACGATGCTTCAGAATAAGGAAGCTATCGTAGTGCCGGAGATTAAGAAAGATGCCTAAAGATTACGGGACGTCAGCGACTATTGTAAGTCTCTTTCCACTTCCAGTGTTTGAGCGAAAGCCTCTCATTCCATCGCTCTACCAAATAGAAGCTGCAAAGAATGAACTAGACCCTAAGATTCTTGTCGTGCGTGAAGGATTCTTCCACGTATATCTGGATGAATACCGTGGGATGATGACCATCAGAACTCCTGCTATTACGATAGCTGAATCTGTGGTGCGCGATTTCCTCGATGGGCAATACATGCTCAGCGACTCGGCGCGCCCCGCACTGTGGACTCTCCCAGGGGAATGGACGGTCGAAGAACTTGTGGATGATCCTGAGCAGGCAGGTAGAATCCACACAGAACATAACATCCAACTAGAGTGGTTTCGACGCTTGATCTTTGTTGCTGATGACGAATGGTCCAAGTTCCATCAGCATCGGATGATCACCGAAACGCAAAGAATTGCAGCTGCACGACTCAAGATGGTTCGTGAGTGGGCGCTCGATTTCAAGCCAGAGAACATCACGGATTGTCCTGGCTGCGGCGTAGCAATCAATAAGAAGGTTGCTGTCTGTCGTGAGTGCGGTTGTATTATCAATAAGGACATCTACGAGACTCTTCAGTTCACTGGAGAAGTTCGCCATGTTAGCAAGTGAAGTGATGGATGAAGCTGCGGCGTTGATGAACGACGCCCAGAAGTTTACCTGGGGATACACTCAGCTCCTACCCTATCTGCGTCGAGCATATGGAACGATGGAGCTACACCTCTTTCTTAATGGTGTGCGCGATTTGAAGGAGGTGTCTGCCGTCCTACAGGTAACAGCTTTGTCCCCTACTGTTACACTACTGCCTACAGATTTCGTGCAGGCTATCTCGATGGAGGAGCGCGCTTCAGGATCTACAGACGTGTTCTTTCCAGTGGTAGAATCAGACTGGGAGCAGGACCTCAAATCTGATTCTATCCTATACTGGAACTGGAGGGAGAGTGGTCTGAAGATCAACCCTCCCAATGTCAACAGAGAAATCAGGCTCAAGTATCGCAAGGGTCTGACACCCATATTGGGTGAGAATACTAACATTACGATTCTTCTTTCCAAGCCATACCTTTCTGCAAAGACAGCAGCCAATGCGTCTGCATTTGGTGCGGCCAACGCTGAGAGGGCGGCCATCTTGAACAGCGAAGCAAACAGCGAACTGTCGATGCTTATCAATTCAGAGATTCGCAACCAACAAGGTGTGAGCTTTCGTCGTCGTGGTTATGGTGCAGCAAGGCGCGCGCGTCGTGGAGGCTAGTCCAGCCCCACGAAAAGTCCCGCCTAACAGGAGGACAGATGCCTATCGCATTTACGCTAACAAACAAGCTCCACGGTCTTCGGTCGCAGAGGCTGGTTGGCACGTTGACATTCTCAGGCAGTTATGCGACAGGTGGCGAGGTGCCAACTGGTATCGCGAAGCCTGGTACGACGAAGAATCCGATCCTTGTTAGCTTCCATAACAAGGGACCTGTCGACTACAGATTTGACTCAGCAACAGGAAAAGTCCTGGCATATGCGGCTGGTGTTGAAGTCACAGCCGGTGCATATCCTGCCTCAGTGACGAACGATGTTGTTGTAGCGAATATCGAGTATCCCAAGTTTGGCTGAGCCATGATCGAGAACCACGTTCCCGTCCCGCTATCGGATTTCAATGGCCTCTTCGACAGAGGTCCCAATGAAGCCATTCCGATAGACCACTTTAAGGTTGCTCAGAACCTGAAGTATAAGCCTGCGAGCTTCTACACACGGGAGGGGTTCGTAACCGATATCACTGTTGGTCCGATCGTCAGGTTTCACGTCTACAAGATTACAGGTCAAGCGTCACGACTCATCTCCTTGGGTGGGGATAACACGCTTTACGATCTGACACTTAATGTGCCGATCCTTACTATTCCTGGGATGACAGACTTCTCAATGGAAACTTTCTTTGACCGGGCATACATTACTCCCCATAACGGGACTACTGGATTGCCCGGTCAATTCGTTCATTACTACACAGGAACAGGTGTCGCGCGCCCTGCGGGTGGGACTGGACCTGTTGCCGCCATCCCTATGGGGATTGCTCAGGGTGGTGCAGGACGTATCGATAAGGGTATACATGCGTTTGCTGTAGCGTTCGAGACTGCAACAGGATTCATTACCCAGATGGGAGGATTCACTGGCATCGTCACGGACGGTGATAAAACAGTAGAATTATCTTCTATTCCTGTAGGTCCTGCTGGGACTGTGGCGAGAATCATCTTCAGCACAAAGAATGTCGCAGACCCTGCAACCGGGCTTTATAATTGGGACTATGCAAATGCTGAGTGGTTCTTCGCGGTCGACGGTAGAATACCAGACAACACCACTACAACTAAATCGCTCTCTTATTTTGACGCTGATCTCGTCGATCAGGCCGACTATATCCTTGAGCAATTATCCCAAATCCCTGCCGGGGTTGGGATTACCGCGTATCAAGGAAGCATGGTTGTCTGGGGAGAGGACGCTAACCAATCGACTGTTAGAGTTTCCAAAGCCGGAGAGCCAGAGTCTTTTAACTCTGTTGAAGGCTTCTTGCAGGTTGAGCCAGCGGTCGGGGGCGGCGTCAGAAACTGCGTTGAGTTCAGAAGTAGTCTCTATATCCTCAAAGCGCACCGATGCTACGTAACTCAAGCCAACGATAAAGAAGCTCTGTTCTGGCAGGTTCCTCTCCTCGACGGCTCAGTAGGCACTGAGTGTCACGGCGTGGCAAAGATATTCGAGCGCAATTCCAACACAGTGGACAAATATCTGGTTGCATCCAGGCGTGGTCTACTGATGTTTACTGGCAACTTCGAGGAAGAGATTAGCTGGAAGGTAAAGGACATCTGGGAGCGCATTACAAAGATTCATTTCCAGAAGATCCAAGTTGTGATTGATCCAGACAATCAATACCTCTACGTTTCACTACCACTAGATGGCTCTATATATACCAATACACTTCTGTTTGGTGACTACAGTAACGGGCTAAATGCCAAGAACATCAAGTGGTCTACCTGGACATTTGTAACACCTCCATTATCAATGGAGCTTGAGGTCAACAACGTAACAAAGGAAAACATATTCAGGGTTGCGTTTCTTGGTGGTGATATCAAGAAACAACTCCCAACTGCGCACGATGATACTGGTCAAGCGATACCTACGATCTTCGAGACTGCAGAGCTTCCGGTAGATTCCAAGGGTGAGGTATTTCATCATGGTGGAGTGCGCTTTCGGGCGGTGGGTATCGGAAGGCTGAACCTCACGGTGACTACACTGGATGGCGCTCAGGTCTACAACCTACCATCCATTCTACTACGGAGCGCGCCCGGCAGCTATCCGATGAGGACGTTCAACGCACAAAGTGAGAAGATAACTATCAAAGGTTCATTAGCTCTGTTTGGTGAATACATAGTTGTTACAAAGATGTGGGCTTTCGTTCGTCAGCTCTGGCTCACGAGGCCGTCGGAGTAATGCCTAGCCATCCCGTAAAGCCGCAGCGCGACGCCCGGATTGATGCTCTGGGAAATGACGACAGGTCTGTCCTGATCCTGAAGGATATTCTCAGGGACTTCAACAGGGACATGCAGGTCGTCTATGAAACGATCTCACCAATCACAGAGGCACTGAAGCCTGTTACGGGTGGCGGGACAGGAACATCTCCAGAGCCTCCCAACTTCACGGGTGTGGTTCGTCTGAATGGTATCTTCCTTTCGTGGGATGCGTCACCTAGCACTGCGGCGCGCACCTACGAAATTCGTCGTTCGGATGAATTGAACTGGGATACTGCGTTCTTTGTAACGCGCACCCCCTCTCTGAATATCCTTCTCGACCCGCTCCCTTCGGGAGCATATTACTTTTTGATTAAGACTATTGATTTTCTTGGTAACTACTCACCAAACTTTGCAAGTACAGTCATTACGATTCTTTCACCCTATGCTCCATTCATTACAGCAGCGGTAGTCGACAACAATGTCCTACTGAATTGGACTACCCCTACAACGAGCTTCTCGATTGAACGATTTCGTATATATCGGGATAACAACCTGTATGGGGTGCTTCGTGCTACGTTTGTCTCGACATTCGAGACCGTGGCAGGAACCTACACATACAGTATTGAAGCAGTAGATATCGCAGGCAATACTGGTCCTAGAGGCTACGTTACAGCAGTAGTCAATACACCTCCAGACTACCAGTTGTTAGATCGTGCTGTTAGCGATCTAGATGGCACGATGCACAATGTTGTGCGAACTAGCGTGCCGACCTTGATAGCTTGCGTAGATACTGCGCCCACGTGGGAATTGCATTATACAACAAAGTCCTGGGATCAACCACAGGACCAGATAGATGCTGGTTATCCAATCTACATACAGCCTACAGTAACAACTGGGTGGTATGAGGAAATTATCGATTACGAGCTTGAGATTCAGAATGTTATTGTAACAGTTGTCTTTCAGATGGCACAGATAGTGCCTGAGGTTACGGTAGTAGTTTACCTAGCCAGCTCAACTGATGGTATTGTCTATACGCCACTCGTGGCAGGATACTCTCAGTTCGTTCCATTATTCCGATACCTCAAGATAAGGCTAGAGTTTACAGGCTCAAGTGATAAGGCGTTAGCCGAGCTGACGCTGATGGAAACTACCATCGACGTCAAGCGAGAGGTAGATGGTGGTGAGATCGTAGCACTCGCCGGTGATACTCTTGGCACTCAGGTGCTATTCAATAAGGTATTCAAGGACGTCAACTCGATTACTTGTACAGCAGACTCAGTCGAACCAATCATTATCATTTACGACTTTGTGGATATTCCAAATCCAGAGTTCTTTAAGGTTTTCGCACTAGATTCTACTGGCAATCGAGTGACATACCTTGTGTCCTGGAAAGCACGGGGTATTGTATAATGTGGCAAAGATACAACGTAGCAGGTAGGATCTTTGAGAAGTCGGTTGATAATGGAGCGACCTGGACTCAGCTTGAGTTGAATGCATCTATTATTACTCATGGGAATCTAAGCGCCGATCGGGATTGGATTACTACCGCTTATACAGATGTCCGAAATGCTTTTACTCAGAGACAAGAACTTTCATTTGGTGTGCCATCTCTCGTCTGGAATGACACTAGTCAACCCGCGAACCAAAAGAAATTTGAGATTATCCAAGCGACCCAGTTTTTATACTTACAAGCTATAAATGATGCAGAGAATACCGCGACTGGATCTGTTCGAATAGATCGCTCTGGCAATGTACAGCTTAGTGGTGGATTAACTCTACCTAACTCCGCTACTCCTATTGGAAGGACTACTACATATACTCCGACGTTTACAGCGGATGGCGTTGCTTCGTCCCTTGGAAATGGTACTATAAATGGAAAGTATACTCAGATCGACAAAACGATATTTTTTACGATCAATTTCAATGCTGGATCAACGACCAATTTTGGAACTGGAACTTTACATTTTAGTTTGCCGAAGGGTGTCATGGCAGCTTACATTGGCACTGGGGTTGAGGCTTGGCACGGACGTGTTTATAATCCTGGAACTGGACAGAGTTTGTCCATTTTTTGCACGATATCATCAGACATAGTCTTAGGTATGTATGAGGCAAACACTGGATTTTTATTGACTGGTACGAGTCCTTTTACTATGGGCTCTGGAGTCTCTATTTCAATCAGTGGTTTTTACGAGACAATCTAATGGAAGAATTAGTTCTTACAGACCCGGTTGTCGTACCTGAAAAGGTTACGGCGAAATACAAGATGCTTGCGCTTACCATGAATACAAAGATAGAGCTAGTTCCTGGGAAGCAGGGAGCTGTCATGATTCAGTTAGAAGATGAACACGGGGGTCTATTCAACCACACGTATGTTGGGGCAGAGGCTAAAGAGTTTATTCAATTCATTAACACAGCGGACTTTTCAACTCATAGTCTAACTAAGAGAGTTCTTAACAAACTCTCAACCGATGGCATATTGCCTGGAACGGTGGTAGGGGAGCCAGATGGGACAATTTGAGATTACGCTTGAAGAACTTTACCAGATCGTGGGTGAGCTAGAAGTCGTTAGGAGAAAACAACTGCTTCAAATCAGTGAGATGGCTGCTGAGATAACTCGACTGAGAGAAGAAAATGGCCGACTGGAACAAGCCGACAATAACGAGTAATTACGTTGCTTTCGTCGATGAGCTAAAATCTCGTGACGCTGATGCTATAGCTCTGAATACAACTGCCACCCTGGGACTTCCTTATCAAGCTGTTAAACTTATTCGCGCCCCTGTTAAGTTTCAAGAGTGGGTTGGTGACAGATTTAGTGATCTTACACTTTCTGTCGAGGGTGGAGGAACTGGTGCAGCTTCAGCAGGTACAGCACGTTCCAATCTTGGTCTAGGTTCGATGGCACTCCAGAATTCAAATGCGGTTGCTATCACAGGTGGAACTGCTGCGAATATAGGACTGTCTGGAAATTGCTCTTATAATGGTAATGACTTCCATATGTATGGGACGAGTGGGACTACTCTTATAGTCCACGGTCGCCCAGGTCAATATGCAGAGCATGTGGCTGGTGAGGGTGCAACAAATGGATCGTCTGGCCTACTCATTACAGCTGGTTGGGCAGGAGGGTATGCTCTTACAGTTCACAGAGCAGACTTCGCTGATCTTGGTCTTGTAGTTTCTGTTCCACCAAACAATGGTCCTATGGTGTGCAATGCCCCTAGTCGGCTAGTCATTCCGTTTGGCGCGGATAAGTGGGCAGCCACGTAAATGGCTAAGTATCAAGGTTCCTTGTGGATAGAAGGGAACAATCTACATTGGGTTGATGAGGCTGGTGTAGAGTGGGCTTGGCAGGGAATCTTTGTCAAGAATCAAACAGCCTATCCTGGATCTCTGTGGATAGAGAGTTACTACGTTTACTATGTCAATCAAGCTGGAAATCAAATTTACAGGACTGAAGCAGTTTGGAATGGTGAGTATCATGGTGTGCCGGGGTCTATCTGGGTAGAGGGTTCTTTCCTTCGGTGGATAGGTGGTGCTGAAGCTGCGGAAATGCACGCGCATCAAGATGTAGCACACATTGACGGTGGTGGTGCAGCCGCGCATGTAGATCATACGGATCAAGTGGCTCATACAGATGTCCCTCCTGGAGGACACTCAGATGTGCCACATAACGATTGGCATCAGGACTGGGGTCATGGTGACTCTCATACAGATCAACATAGTGATACTCCTCATACCGATGCACATAACGATATGCACGGGGATAACCCTGGTACTCTGAACCATAGTGACTGCACCATTTACCAAAACGGTGAGTTCTACGCACATGGCGACTTCTACGACAACGTCAGCGTTGGTCCTTATAACTGTATATGGCACGACGATTCACCACATCAAGATGTAGCTCATAACGATTCACATGCAGACGTGCCACATCATGACGACCCAGGAGCTAACGATCATCAGGATGTTCCACATTCGGATGTTCCATCTGGTACTCATAGCGATGTGCCGCACTCTGATACTCCACATGGAGATCATTCAGACGCAGTTCATAACGATGCACCACATGTCGATAACCCAATCAATCTAGGTCCATGAGTATAGAGTATCTACCTGTCGGGATTGCCTGCAATATCTCCTGTGGCTATTGCTATCAAGACCCTATGCGTGAGGCAGGGAACATCAATGTTCCAAGGGACTGGTCTAAGGTCAAGGCACAACTTGAAAGACTAGGTTCTGACTTCTCGGTCTTCGGCGGTGAGCCTTTGCTCGCGCCCGTCGAACACCTCGAAGAGGTCTGGGCTTATGGATTTGAGAAGTTTGGTCGTAATGGGATTCAAACAAACGGGTCGTTGATTACCGATAAGCACATAGAACTATTCTCTCGATACGCAGTGCAAGTAGGTATCTCGATCGATGGTCCTGGCAAGATGAATCGAGTTCGCTGCACTGATGAACTGACAGAGAAAACTGAAGAGGCCATTTACAAGCTATTCAAGCAAGGTATCAATACCTCTATCATTTGCACCATACATAGGGGGAACAATGATATTCCTGCTTTGTGTAACTGGTTCGATCATCTTAGTAGGGGTGGTATCAGGTATCTTAATCTACACGAGATGGAAATCGATTGTGGAAGACGTGATCTCGCCCTCTCCGAAGAAAGACAAATCGAAACCTTCCTAGAACTCTATGAGTGGTCGAAGACAGCAAAGATACAAGTTGCGCCCTTCATTGACATCAAGAGACTTCTAACTGAAGAACAGCCTCAGGTATCGTGCGTGTGGAATAGTTGCGACCCAATTACAACCGCTGCGGTTCAAGGAGTTTCTCCAAATGGTGTTATGTCAAATTGTGGTAGAACTAACAAGGACGGAGTCAACTGGGTCAAAGCCGACCGACCAGGAAATGAGAGATATATTGGACTTTATTACACGCCTCAAGAGCATGGTGGTTGTAGAGATTGTAAATACTTCGCTTTCTGCAAGGGTCACTGTCCAGGCACATCAATTGACGGCGACTGGAGAAACCGCACAGTTAATTGCAGACTCTGGTACTCTCTCTTTGAGAAGATTGAATTAGATCTACGTAGTGATAAAAGTGTAAGAATCCTCTGTTGTGATAAGAAGCAGAAGATTGTCGATAGGATACTAGCAGGTGTTCATCCGGTGAACAGCCACGGTGATACTCCTCACGGGGATTCTCATGGGGATCATACAGATGGTATTAGAGCTACAATTCTAACGGAGAAACCAGAGTGGGCAAACTAGAAAGATTAGACTTTACAATTCCAGATTTCCTTCGGACTGTGTGGGTGTCGGAGCATGCAAGGGAATACTGGGAGCCTAAGATTAGAAGTATCTCTGCAAGTTGGCATGCTATCGAGCGCCTCACGCTATTGCAGGGTATGCGTCCCGGTGTGTTGCAGAGCGTCACACCTGAAGAGCTACCAGATGTACAGAACTGGGCGCTCGCCAAAAACATTCCGATGGCGATCGTTGGGTTGGACGGCGCGACAGAAAGCTACGGTAATGCGTCGATACCCTACGTAGCAGGAGAGAGATTTACCTACAGAGTGTATTTTGGTCTAGAACCTGAGAAGTTTATAGATGCTTGGAAAGCTCAGGCTGACCTTGCTATTGGTCATATGCTTGGTTTTCCAGATTGTTGTACTGCATCCTTTGTTACGCATTGGAAGAAAGAAGGATGGCGAGACCTAACGATCCATTCGTATGGTCAGCCTCTTCAGAGAAACTTGATGTATAACAATGTTCTACTACGGCACATTGGTATACGTGGAGTCTTTCATCTTCCTTGTAGTGTAAACTGTCAGGAGAGCGTGAAGATAGGTGCGAAGATCATTGGCGTCATGATGCATACAGAGGGTCTGATGATGCCTGCGGATTGGTTGCAGCAGCTACTCGTTATGCCTATGGAGTGGACTTCTCTCCATGGTGTAGCGATGGTAACTACTCCTATCCTCAAGACCATCTACGCATCTGATCCCTTGCCTACCAAGGCTACGTTACGACTGGACAGTGAGCTATACCCTGCACATGGTGCGAGCGGGAATAAGTTTCCATTCCAGAACGTCGTGACATCTCGATTGTTTTTCAACGGCTTCAAATCCAAATCGGATATGAGCGCGGCGCACTCGTTCATCGTCTCGGTCCTATCAGATGCTAAGGTTCATGGCAAGGTTCTAGACCTAGGTTGTGGTAATGGCATACTCCTCAAGAGGATTCAGGCCGCGCATCCAAATACGAAATTGCTTGGTGTCGATTCAAATACGGCAGTCATCGAGGACATAGTTCCGGGTGTCATTCCCTACTGTTCTGACATCTTTAGCTTCCGCGAGTGGGAGAAAGTAGATCTAGTTCTGCTCTCGTCCCAACGCCTATTCGAGGTTGATCCTTACAAGGGTACAGCCCTTATGGAGGTGATTTCACAGTACTCAAAACGACTACTTCTCTACAACTATGGTGAATGGCGTGAGGGTCTAGAGTACTACACAGATCCATATTTCACTGTAGTGACAGCAGTCAAGAACGACAATTACAGAGCGTTACTATTGGAGAGCAAACATGCCATTTGACATGAGTCGTTGTCCTCAGACAGAGGAAGAAGCCAAGCAGTGGTTCTTTCAGGGTATTGGTAAGGTCATTGGTCAGCCTGCCAATGATTGGGAAACTGTCATGAATAGCTGCGGACTTCCTCCCGGCTATGGTCCCAACGTCAGGCCTGACGCCTCGATGCCCTACTTCGCTTTCACTCAGCAGTACTCGGGTGGGCCGAAGGGTCGTATGTTCCTCCCGACCGCCATCCCCGACGAGCTGGGTTACTACACTCGTTGTATGCAGTACCTCGACGACGCAGCTCAGACCTACAGCAAGACAAGGAACGCGAAAGAGAACTTCAATGCGAAAAGCGGTGGTTTGGTGTGGGCTTTCTATTGGGTTGCTGGCAATGAGTATGCTCCTGTACAGGGTGCTCAAGGAGGAACTCAACCTCCAGCAACTGGTGGACTGACAGAGGCTCAGGTTCAGGCCATGATCGACGCCTCGCTTGCCAAGTTCACAGGTGTCAAGCTGGGCGACAAGATCGCGCTCCGGACCAACTCAGGTCTGCTCGCAGGTATCAAGGGTGGTGGG